GATTTTGCAAAGACTTCCAGGTAAGCAAACCGCTGAATCCTGGTTAATGACTGAACAACGCAAAGAGTATGTGGCGTAAGGTACACTTGAAGATTATGATAATCAATTACGATGATTGAACCTCGGCCGGTTTAATTAAGTAATAGGACGGCAGTCCAAAGAGTGGTAGTCTAATATAAAGCAGCTTTCGTTAATAAAGGTATTCTCAAATCCTTTCGCATCGTCTTCCTTTTTTTATTACAATCTAAACCTAATGTCAATAGTAAAAACAATTACACTAAACGGTAAAGTTTCTGAGTATAATGTCCAATTCACTAAAGCGTATGTGGCAAAAATCATCTCAGCACAATCAGACTTATACCAAGAATTAACACCATCATCACTTCCATACAATGCAGTAAAGGAAATTTATGTAGATGGTATTTTAGAAGCTGAGTTAATAGGAAGTAATTTACTCTATGTTGAAAAAAGACCTAAGCATGACCCTTATGTTGATCGCCAAGAACCTACACAAGAAGAGTTTGATGAATCACATGCATTAGATATGGCAATGAATCATATGTTAGAAGATTTTACCGATGAAGAAATCGAAGAGATGAATAACTTGGTCGTAAATGCAACCCGTGAGAAGGCAGGCATTTACTTACAAAGTGTTACCACACCACCACCGTACTGGGTAACTGATACTACCTTTGGTAATGCAGATATAACTTACACTAACTAAATATATAAAAAAATAATAAAAGTATGTTAAATATTTACGGAACAAATTCTAGCGGTATTCCAACAGGTTGGACTACAAAAATTACTTCATTATTAAGCAAAGGTGAATGGGCAGTTTATGATAAGACTAATTATTTTCAAGCTCAATCAGATTTGGAATGGGTTATTGCAGATGAAAGTGGTAAAGAAAGACTATCTGTTGCTAGCGATGTATTAAGGGATTGTAAATTTCATGAGCTAATGAAAGGATGTAATAATCTCGACGATGTTACCGTAGGTGAAGGTTTATTTGTTGGGTGTTGTTCATTAGTTAGACCAGGTACAGTATTAGGAGACCAGGTTTACATCGGTGCTGGTTCTATCATTGATATAAATTGTAATATTGGAGATGGTGTAACCATAGGAGATAATGTAACAGTTCATGAAGGCTGTGTTATTCCTGCAAATACAAACATACCATCAGGTTCGGTTGTTCAATTAGAAAACGACTAATTCTGAAACAATAATATTTAATGCTATATAATTAATATAACAAAAAACATTAAGCAAACTGTGGACACTTCTGTTCGCAGCTACTCATTTAAAATTTATGGAAATTTAATTACTAGATTCATTCTCATGAAATTTAAGTGTTTTAAAAGTGACAATAAACAATAATAATAACAAAAACAAATTTTAAAAATGAAAAATTTAATTTTAACTTTCGCTCTAACAATCCTAGTAGGTTTTGGGGCAAACGCACAAAATGCAAAAGGTGATTGGTATGTAGGTACTGGTGACGTTGCAAATGTTGCATGGACAGAATGGGCAATGGCACCAACATTAGGTTACGGAGTATCCGATAAACTTATGGTAGGTTTAGGTATTGCACAAGCTGACTCAACAGAGGATCTTGCATTAGATATTCATGCAAGATATTTTATGAATGCAGGTGGCCAGGATTTTTTCCTATATGCTGCTATGAGTGAATTTGAAACTGATAACCTAGAATTAGGTTTAGGTAAAATGTTCACATTCCACAAAGATGCTATTTTTGTTGATCCTAAAGTGGTTTACCACACAGGGAGTAAAACAACAAATTTAACATTAGGATTTGGATTAAGATTCTAATTAATTTACATATTTGAAAAAACCCAGGATTCTAGGACCCTGGGTTTTTTTGTGCTTAAACTATTGATCATTTAGGTATATAATAATAAATAAAGAACGAACTTTATTTTATAAAACAAAACACATGGAAATATTTTATTATACTTTAGGTATACTATCGGTCCTTATAGTTATAGGGATTTTTGGTATGGTTAAGGTTTGGAACAAAATTTCAGAAATTGAATTTTCTGGTAATGACATAGAAGATTACATTGGCGATACTGCTGATGATTTTTCTGATGAGCTTGATAAATTACAATACTTTACTGAGGCAGAGGTTGAAAGGTTAGAAAGAAACTTTGGAGCTGAATCCGAAGACCTAGGTAAACTAATTGACTCAAGAGTTGATACTTTAAACAATCACATTAGTAAAAAGCTAGAAAAATTAGAAGGTACTATAGCTAGGCTAATTGTAAAAGACAATAGGTAAGTAATTACTATGTGCTGTGGTGTAACTGGCAACACGTCTGTTTTTGGTACAGAAGAGTCGGGGTTCGAGCCCCTGCGGCACAACACACGGGATGTAGCGTAGTCCGGTCATCGCGCCGCGTTTGGGACGCGGAGGTCGCAGGTTCGAATCCTGCCATCCCGACAAAAATATATACTATATGATTATAATTAAAAGAAATGAAAAAGACACTATTGATAGGATGCTTAAAAAATATAGGCAAAAACTAAAAAAGACTAAACAGATCAGAGAGATCAGAAATAGAAAAGAGTATACTAAACCATCCACAACTAAAAGACTCCAAAAACAAAAGGCAGTTTACGTTCAAAAACTTAGAGATGATGAACAAAATAATTCTAATTAAACTTTCAGTTTGTAAATTAGTTTGTTATAATTAAATTAAATAAATCAATTATGAAATTAGATATAAGTGAATTTGACTTAGACGGTACGAAAAATACTGTTATATTTGACCTTGATGGTACTTTGGCTGATATTGAAGAAAGGCGACAATTATCTACAAAGGAAGATGGTAAAATGGATTGGGATAAATTCTTTGATCCTAATAACATTAGTTTAGATAAACCAAACTGGCCAGTTATTCACATGGCTAAAATATTAAAAAGTGCCGGTCATCAAATAGTAATTTTCAGCGGTAGGAGTAAAGCTACTAAAGATACTACTAGAGAATGGTTAAATAAATTTGGTGTTCCATTTGATGTATTAAAAATGAGACCTACTGCTCATCCATTTAAGTGGATGCCAGATGATAAGCTAAAGCAGCATTGGTTAGATACTTTATTTGAAGGTGAAAAGAAAAATGATATTCTTTGTGTCTTTGATGATAGAGAAAAAGTCGTTAAGATGTGGAGAGAAAATAACATTGATTGTTTTCAGGTAGCAGAAGGTAAATTTTAAAAATTAAAGATGACAAATAAATTATACAGAGGAAATGGGTACATCGGTGGTGTATGCCAGGGGCTAGGAGAGTGGTCAGGATTACCTTCTATTTTATGGAGGGTTGGATTTTTATTTTTTATACCTGCAGCATTCTGGGTATACATAATACTATGGATATTTTTATCTAAAGAATTATGAAAAGATTATTAACTAAATTAGAATCAATAGATATTTTTCTAATTATAGCATTAGGGTATTTTTCTTTAATGCTGTTTTGTTTAACTTAAAAAAGGTATATGATATTTAAATACGACAAAGATCAATTAAAGTATAGTAAAGTATGTATAAAGACATGGGTTCTTTATCTTTTATCAATTCTATTATTAATTTCTATTATTGGATTTTCTGTTGGTAGAGGTACGGCAAAGGAAGTTATTATTGAAAATCTACAAGAAGGTGAAACTCAAATCTTTATTGCCCAAGTAGATACTTTCTCTCAAGATAAATTAGTATCAATGTTAACTGATCTTAATGTTGACTACCCACACATAGTAATGGCACAATCTATTTTAGAAACTGGTCATTTTAAAAGTGATATCTTTTTAGAGAATCATAATCTATTTGGTATGAAACAAGCAAGACGTAGAATTACAACAGCAGAAGGTACTAATAGAAATCATGCTTACTATAATCATTGGAGAGAATCGGTATATGACTATGCTTTTTATCAGTGTAGGTATTTAAGTAAGCTAGATTCTGAAGAAGATTATTTTGAATACTTAGGGGCAAGTTATGCCGAGGCAAAAAACTATGTTAAGATGCTAAAACAAGTAATCAAGAAAAACGATCTTGAAAAATTATTTAAATAAATTATGATAACTGTATTTGACGATTTTATAAAAGACCAATCTTTAATGGATGAAATAAAAAATGACCAAACATTTTTTAGTGATCCAGGTAAATATAAGTATTGGAAAGGATGGTGGGCAAAGGACTCTGTAAACATATATCAAAAACTTACAGAATATATCTTTAAGAAAAACTTTCCTTTAAATATGGGTGCAATTAATATTGATGGTTTTGAATATTGGACAGGAATACAAGAAGCAACAGGTAATCATAAAGATGGTATTAAGTTTCAAGATAAATTAGAAATGCATTTAGATGATGATGTTGCATATAGAATGAAGAGACCTGATTATAAATGGGATGGTGTGAGATTGACTCCAATTATGGGTTGTGTTTATTACCCAGAAGGATTTACTTTTGAAGGTGGAGAACTTGCTGTATATACCGACGGTACAGATAAAGATCCTGAAATTATAAAAGCTAAAGCTAACAGACTTATTATCTTTAATCCTGGTCAAGTAGCACACTGCGTTCTTCCGGTAAAATCTGGCCGAAGAGGTGCTATAGCAATTAACCTATGGGATAAAGAACCTTGGTCAGTTGCCAATGGATATATTACATTAGAATAGAGTCTTGAAGCTGTAAGGTTCTTGAGAGTTGAACCTAAACAAAAATTAAGCTCTCTATATAATTAAACAAAAATGAAGATGAAGAAGATTTTAATGATGGTAATGGTTTCGCTTGGCCTACAATTACAAGCACAGACGTTATGTGATTCAAACATGACATACACAACAGGTTCACAGTATCAATTAGAAATAGCAATACCAATTACTGGAAATAGTTTACCAGTGATGGCTCCATTATATGCTGTCACTTATGGTGGCCAAACAACGTTAGGAGAAGATAGTTGTTTCAATAATGCTTGTACACATATAGTATACAATTACAATCCAACTACTGGAATGCCTTATGATACAATTACAACTTGTATTAGTTATACCTTAACAGATACATTAGGTTATGTTGACACTATGAGTTGTTGCTTCAATCAAGTATGGGATGGGCAGGCTTGGATGAGAATGTCTATGGGTGGTACTGTTGGTATAGAAGAGTTAACTCCTACTATGATTGGTGATAATAAAATCTATGATGTATATGGAAGAGAATTAATTACTGCACCTATTGGTCAGATGTATATTCAGAATAGAAAGAAGTATATCAAACTAAGATAATAAAAAGCTATAAGACTAAAAGGCCACTCATAGAGTGGTCTTTTTTAGTTAAAATTATATTCCTAAGTCTTTATGAAGAACTTTCATAAAACCATCAAAGGTATGTTTTCCATAATCTTCTCTTAGAATCTTTCCAATTGCTAAAGCAAAATCCGTATAAGACATTGAATCATCTATCTTAATCATTGCTTTATCCATTGCTTTTGCTAATGCATCTGATTTTTTAGATTCAAATAAATCAAATTTTGTTATGTGAGTTTTGTTTTCTTTCATATTACCTTTCCATTCTAATTGCTATTCTCATTAGATTACTTAATGCATTACCTAAGATTCTTACCTCTCTAGGATTTAACTTTTTAAATAGCTTATGGTCTTTCATAGCAGGTTCTATATCCTTGTAGTTCATAATAGTCATGCCTTTTTCAAATCCTACAAGATCAGCTAAGTCTGTGTAAATTTCCATACCTTCTTTTCCTAAACCGTCGGTAGTTTTTCTACCTTCAGTTACATTTGAAGTTTCCCAATGTTTACTATCATTAGCACCGCGAGTTGGATGTACATCATTAAAGCTTTGATATTCTGGAGTACCGAACGCATTAGTTTCAGTTCCAGCCATTTCATCCCAGTAATTTTTAAAATCTTTTACTGTACCTTTAAAGTGACGAATTTTACTTAAGTCTGATCTTTCTTGATTATTTTCCATTATTTTCCATTCTTTTGTTTAAGTTGGTGAATTGCAGTTTGTACCTTTAATCCTTCAAGGTCAATTTTATCCATTTTAATTTTTAGTTCGTATAGCTCAATTGCATAATTATCACCTCTATCTTGAGCAGCTCTATATCTTTGGATATTTTCTTTTTCTCTAGCCTTTAATCTTGTAGCAGCTTCACTAGGATTAAATTCATAATCAGAAGCTTCATTTAAGTTGAAATTGTTGATGAGAAAGCAATAGTTTTCAAATTTAGGTATCATATTATACTTTATAGTTTTTAAGAAGGTCCTTTAATTCTACAATATCAGCAGGATTTAATTGAACATAATTTCTTCCTATGTTTATTTGCATACATTTTCTACCTAAGCCAAAATCTTCAATGTCTTTAGGTCCAAAAAAAGTAGTTATCTGAGCATTATCAGAACCTTTAATTCCAGCCTGATTCCATGAACTAATATCAGTTCCTTCATTAATCGTTGCTTCATCCATCGCTGAATAAGTTTCGCATGCTTCATCTATCTTATCATTAATATGTTTCTTTGCTTCTTTAATGTATGCTTTAGCTGTATGTTCTGTGTTATCATTTGATTCATAGCTATTTGCTTGTTCTGCTACATGATTACCTAGGGTTTGTACTGGTCCGACAATAGCATCCATGTCATATCCTGTTTGTGTACTGTTAACTCCTCCTAGGGAAAATGATCTTGCATTATCTGTAGCAAAGCCTACAGGCACAAAGTCTTCAAATAAAGGTACTTTTTTCATAATGTTGTTATTTTGATTATATATTCATAAAACTAAGTCGAGTTTTTGCATATAAAAATAAACAACTTATTATGTCAGAATTTTTAAGAACAGGTATGGGTCGCAAATTATTGGAAAAAGACATTCCAAAACTAACATCGGTACTAGAGAGAATTGCTAATCAATTAGAAATAGCCAATAAATTAGATGAAAGAAAATTTGCATTAGAAGAAAAGCTCCACAAAATTGCAATAAAAGAAGCAAATCAAAATGGCAGATAAAGATATTACATATAAACAATTTATTGCTCACATGGATAAAGGTAATAAAGTTTATATGAAAAAACCTAAGTCATGGCAAAAGGTATGGTTTTGGTGGGAGAGTAAAAAAGAAAAATGGTTTTTAAATAAGGCTTTTGATAAAAGAGAAGATGGTGTTGTAAAACCAGAACCTTCTGTATGGATAACCGCAAAACAAATGGAACACCACATGGACCACATGGTTCGTATGGGTTATAAATATTATATAAATGAGTAAATTACTTTTAGCATTTTTATTGTTCTTTGTAGGGCAAGCTGCAATATGGTTTCAAACAAATGGGCAATTTGTATGGCCTTGGTTTAAAAAGAATCCGTTTTTGATATCTGTTATATTTGGAACGTCAATAAGTTACATATTAATTTATGGTACTAGGTTTATGGTAGAATACTATGATGGTCTATTATGGCCAGGTAGATTTATTGCATTTGGATCTGGTATTATTTCATTTACATTTTTAACTTGGTACTTTCTTGGTGAAGGTATTACTACAAAAACAATAGTGTCACTGTTCTTAGCCTGTAGCTTAATAGGCATACAGTTATTTTGGAAATGAAAGATCCTTATAAAATATTAGGCGTAGATAGAAACGCCGATGAAGCTGATATAAAAAAGGCATATAGAAAATTAGCAAAACAATATCACCCTGATAAGTCTACAGGCAATGAAGATAAGTTTAAAGAAATAGCTGATGCATATGAAGCAATCACAGATCCTAAGAGAAGAGGTAATATAGGAGGTAACCCATTTGGTTTCACAGATGAATTCTTTGAAGATTTTATAAAATCAGGTAGTGGTGGTGGTTTTTCTAGCATGTTTAACCAGAGATATGGACCAAACAATAATAAAGGTGGAGATGTCACTACTCAAATTCATATATTGTTGGAAGATGCATATTATGGTTGCAAGAGATCAATTAGAATAGGTACAAAAACAGTAAATGTAGAAATTAAACCTGGTGTTAAACCTGGGCAAAGAATGAGACTCAAAGGCTTAGGTCAGAAAGGAATGACTGAAGAACAAAATGGTGATCTTATTTTAACTATCTTAATACTGGATAATCCTAACTTTTATTTAGACCAAAAAGGTTTACATACGATAAAACATATAAGCTTATATGATGCATTATTAGGAGGTAAAGCTGAAGTGAATGTCTTTGGTAAAACTATAACTTATACCATACCTAAATGTGTTAAGAATGGTACTATGCTTAGAATAAAAGGTAAAGGGTTTCCTAATTACAATAATCCTGATGTATTAGGTGATTTAATTGTAAACATATTAGTTAATTTACCGGAGTCTCTAACTGAGAAACAGGAAGAGCTTATAAAAAAGATGAAAGATTTAGAAAATGGAATATAGCGACGAGGAGTTTATGAAGTCATTGTTGGATCAAATGGAAACAGGTAGCTGGGATCAATATATGAACTTATGTTATAATGTAATTGTAATGTTTCCTTCTCATGTTTTAAATTATGAGGAAACAACAGCACGAAATAGAATAGGTAGTTTAAATAAAATTATTGAACATTTTGAAGAAAAGGAAGATTTTGAAAAATGCGCCAAGCTTAAAGCTATACAAGATCAGTTAAAAAATTGTTAATAACTTTTTAAAAAAAGTCTCCCAAAAATTTTCAATTCCCAATTAAATTGATTATATTTATAATATAATTAAATAAACGGAATATGACTGAATACACAAACCTTACTTATCTACAATCCTTCTTGGATGAAATGCGATCTTCTTCTTCAGGAAATCATAAAATTGCAACTCTTAAAAAGTATGCTGATAACTCTGATGAAAATTCTGATAGAGAATTCTTACAGAAGGTTTTCTTCTATACTTACAATCCTTATTTTAAGTACAACGTAACTCCTAGGAATTGCAAAAAGAACTCAGATCTACTAGGTCACCCAAATACATACGGTAGTATTTTTACCTTATTGGATGATTTAAGAAATAGGGTATGTACCGGTCATACGGCAATTGCAAATGTAAATAGGTTTGTCCTAGAGAATAAACAATGGGAAGATATTATTTACTACATGTTAAACCGGGACCTTAATATGGGATGTGGAACTACCTCTATCAATAAGGCAATCCACCCAGATTTAATTCCTACCTTTAAAGTCGCTTTAGCAAATGCATATAATCCTAAGAGAGTGGATTTTCAAAGTGGAGAATGGTACGGATCCAGAAAATTGGATGGAGTAAGATGTATCTGTAGAAAGGAAATGAATACTGTAACATTCTTTTCAAGAAACGGTAAAGAATTTACAACCTTAGGTAATTTAGAAAATGAAATTTCTAAGATAGGTGGAGACTTTATTTTAGATGGAGAAATCTGTATGGTAGATAAAGATGGTAATGAAGACTTCCAAGGAATTATGAAACAAATCAGAAAGAAGGAC